GTTCATTCTTTAGCTGAAATCATAATTAACGGGGAGGAGCCGGGCGAGCTGGTGAAAGGCTACGAGGAACACTATGCGGGCTTGAAGGAATGGCGTGAGTGTTGCGTGACTAAAGTGCATGAAAGCGAGTCCGTCCTGGTGAACGAAGCCGAAGGCTACGCAGGCAGAGTTGATTTGATCGCCGACATCCACGGCGTAATTGAGGTGGTAGATTTTAAGACGCGTAAATTTAAGAACGGTAAGGCTGCAGGCTACGAAACCGATCTGCTTCAGCTCAGTGCCTATGCGTACGCATTCACGGACGAGGGGATGGCTTGCCGCAACATTCTGATCGATCCAGTCACCGGACAGTTGCAGGAGATCCGTTACACCGCCGAGCAAGTTGCCCAAGCATTTGAGGCGTTCACGTCCATCTGCAAGGTGTGGCGCTGGCTTAAGAAGTACGATCCACGAGAGGTAAAGCTATGAGCCAAACAAAAAACATCGCAAAAACTGTCCTAACTGATGAGGTTCGTAAATTCTTCAAGAATGCAGGAATGATGGGTGCTCAAGTCCACAAAATTTCGCCAGCGGCGGGACGACTTGGAGTGCGAGTCAGAAAAATGAAAGCTGAATTAATTAGAAGGGGATATGAGCCTATTGAAGCGCTTGAAAGGGCAAGAAACTTTGTTTCAGACAAAACTCCCGATCTTGGCGAGTTTGCTGTTCAACAACTTACTGAGCGTTGTCACCGATTGCAGCGAGAATTAACAGAAAGCAGAAAAGCACTGCAAGCCGCTGAGCAGCGCGAGAACGATCTGATCGATCGGATAAGGAGCGGGCTATGAGGATGCTGCTTTCGTTCATCGCCCTATTGGGATTCACAACCACAAAGCTAGGCAACGCACTCATCGACTTGCGCCCGATCGCCAAGAAGATCGACGTAAAGAAAATTAAGGTGCGGATTACTGGCTACTGGCCGGGTGAAGATGAGTGGTCGAGCCGCTACCAATCAAGCACTGGAACACGCCTGCGGGCTGGCCGTCACTGCGCCGTCGATCCGGACATCATTCCGCTTTGGAGCAAGATCCGCATCCTAAACGGAAAGCGGGAGTGGGTGGCCGTGGATACTGGCACGGCAGTAAAGAGCAAGAAGGCGAGCGGTGGAAAGCTGCCAGTGGTGGACGTGTTTGCTGCAAGTGAAAAGCAGTTTAACGCGATGCGGTTGCCCAAGGTGGCGACGGTGGAGGTGTGCAGGTGAGAACATCCAAGGCCACGATCATGAGCCGGCGGAAGCGGGCGCTGAGGAATGGCGATACTAGGCCAACGTTGCGGCGCCTGGGCTTGATTGCCACTAAGCTGAGGCACGACTTGTGCTTACCTAGCCACGCTTCGCTGGGCGCTGAGCTTGAATGTTCTTACAAGACCATAAGCCGGGACATGGATCTGCTGCGGGATTTCTTTGGTTACCCGCTGGAATACGACCGCAAAAAGTACGTGTGGAAACTGGCAGGGCCGTTGCCAAAGGCGGTGCTGTGAGCCTGCAAGATCTGCTCACCATGTTCTCTGGCCGCGTCATCGGCACCTACACGCCGGAGCAGTACGCCAACTGTGTGCGAGAGGCCCGCGCCAATCGCATGCGCTGGGGAATGGGGCAGTGGTGAGCGTAAAGCGTTTAACCTGGCAAATCGAAATCCTTGAGCGGGCGAAGAAAAGCCTGATCGACGGCCGGTTGGTCATAGCACGCAGTCGGCTGGATATGGCGCTGCATATCGCCAAGGAGCTACTGAAGCGGGCGCAGACGTACCAGAAGCGAGACGCGGAGAAGAAAAAATGAGGAAGAACGTAAAGCCGAAGGAATTTATTTCGATGACAATTTCGGGTGAATGCACAGAAATTGCCCACGATTGCAGCGCCCCAAACAGTTCCCTTAAACCTAAGCCTAGCGTTAAGGGATATTTAACTACTACCCGATCGTACACAAAGACTGCAGGTGATGTGCTTAAGATTTCAACTGCTACCACCCATTCTCCTATTCACATTTGTAATCCAAAAATGAAACTGCTTTCAATCTTATTTTATTACTTAGGGGACATCGCCAGCCACACGATCGCCCGGTGGAGCTGGGGCGGGTGGCTGTATCAGCGGCTGATGTTGTTGTCCGTCGAATGCGACAAGGACTTTGAAATTTGGAAAGAAGTGAATCCACGCAAAAAGAGGAGCAAACGCAAATGAAGGATCTGGGTAAAATTACTTTTAGCAAAGCACGGCCTGCGCCTAAGCAGGTGTTGGTCGACGTAACCTACGACGAAAAGACGGCTAAGGCTCTCCACGCATTTGGGCTGAAGCAGCTAAAGAAAGACCCCAAAGCGGTTATTGAGTACGTCATCGTTAAGGCGCTGGAAGGGTTTGCCAAAAAATGATTGCACTGCCCCCAGCCACCGAGGCCGTTTATCACAACGGGGCGCCGGAAGGTGAGCGCAACACTCAGCTATTCCGCATGGCGTTGCAATTCCGTGACCAGGGCTTGTCGCAGTTTGATGCGGAGTCAGAGGCCGAGATCTGGGGCTTCAAAAATGGACTAACCCAGAATGAATGCGTGGCAGCCGTAAAATCCGCTTACAGCAAGCCAGCCAGAGAGGCGTGGCGGCCTAAAGCCAAGTACGGTTATCAGAACGGCGCAATCGTTCGTGAGGATCTGCCGGTGCCGCCAATGCCGATCAGCGTGGAAAGCGGGCCGGTCGACAAGTTTCTAACCACCTGTTTCGACGTGGGTGATAGCATCAATATCTGTCGTTCAATTAAGGACGGCGACCGCGAGCGGCCGGACGGTGCGGGCGAGACGCGAAGCCGGGAGGAGTGGCTGGAAATTTTCAAGGGCGATGGTTTGAAAGAATGGCAGGGCAATGCAGTGGGCGTGTATGTGTCCATTAACGCGAACAACGGTAAGAACCGCAAAGCCGAATCGATCACCAAGTTTCGCCATTGCTTAATTGAGTTTGATGAAAGCACGCTGCAAGAGCAGTGGGCCATTATTAAGCGCAGTGGATTGCCTACGTCGTCGATCATTAAGAGCGGTGCCCGAAGCCTGCATGCGTGGGTGGACGTGAGGGCGGCCAATGCCAAGGAGTTTGCCGAGCGTGTAGATTTTATTTACAAGCACCTCGAGCACTCGAAGCCTGACTCTGCCAACAAGGACGCCGGCCGGTTGTCCCGGTTGCCAGGGGCCATGCGTACCGCAACTGGCCAGCAGCAGGAGTTGGTCGAGTGTGGTGCACCGACGCTGACTTACATCGAATGGCAGGAGCGCACTATGTACGGCGATTTGCCTGAGCCGTACAAGTGGGAGGATCTGGTAAATTTCAAAGAGGATTGCGACCCGACGCAGTTGCTAGGCAAGCGGTGGATCTGCCGGGGCGGATCGGCGCTGTGGGTAGGCAGTAGCGGGCTGGGTAAGAGCGTGCTGTGCTTGCAGGCCGCGATCACCTGGGCGTGCGGTCGTGATCTGTTTGGCATATCGCCACATGGGAAGCCGCTTAAGTCGCTGATCGTGCAGGCCGAGAACGATGAAGGCGACGTGGCAGAGGCGCTACAGGGTATTCTCAAGGCGTTAGACTTAACGCCAGAGGAGTTGCAGATGGTTAAAGAAAACATAGTCATCGTGCGTGATTGCACCTCTACGGGCGAACGGTTTGTGGATCGAATGCGCAGATTAGCAGAGAGACATAAACCGCATTTAGCCTGGGTGGATCCGTTGCTCGCGTTTATCGGTGGCGATCTATCCAGCCAAGAGACGGCCGGCGGATTCCTGCGTAATTTGCTTAACCCCCTAGCGCTAGCCGGTGGGTTTGCGTGGATGTTAATGCACCACACGCCTAAGCCGACGCGGGACGGCAGTGGGTACCAAGGCCACGATAAAGCCTATAGCGGATTTGGATCATCTGAGCTGACGAACTGGGCGCGGAGCGTATTAACCCTAGCGCCTTGCGGTCAGGATGAGGAAGGCACGTACACGTACAAGTTGGAGGTAACCAAACGCGGGAAGCGGTCTGGGTTGCGTCCTAACCGCACTGCGAGCGATTTTATAGCGTCTAACGTTCAGCCATGCGTACACCTAAAGCATTCGCAAGTGGGGCTGGCGTGGATTGAGTCAAGCGCACCTGAAAAGACGGTAGGTCGTAAAGCCAGTGCGATTGATTGGGGCAAGCTACCCGAAGGGGCTAAATACAGCCAAGTGGTAGCCTATGTGCAGAAGGTGACCGGGCTACAGGAACGGCAGGCTAAGTCCCGCATTAAGCAGGCTAAGGACGACGGATTTATTGAGGAATCGAGCGATGGTTTATTCAGCAAAAAGGTGACAAATGAACCCTTTTAACGGTAGTGCAGTAACCCTTATTGCACTAGTGCAGTATTGGGTAGCATGTTGGTGCAGTAATAATAGGCCTTTAGGCCTAATTATTGCACTAATGCAGACGGTCAAAACATTACTGCACCAAGCGCTAGAAAACGGAGTAGTAATTTAATATGATAGATCAAGAAGTAATTGAACGACTGCCATGCGGTACTACCCATGTGAGCAAGCGTATCGACGGCATTGTGGATCTAATCTGGGAAGCGTGCTCTGAGTTGCGGATTACTGTCACTACTTCGTCCGTAGCCCTAACGGCACAAGTTTTTAACTATCTTATAACAAAAGCGCCTGAGCATCCGGCCGTACAAAACATGACCGACACGTTAGAGCAAAGCGTTCTCTCAGTGGTGCTAAACAGGTCGACTGCATCTATGACCCAGCTAGCCAAGCAGCATAAAATAACTAAGCAGGCGTTCAGCAAAAGAGTCATGGGAGTCACCGATCGGCTGGGCTTACCAGTGCGATCACAGAAAAGCCAAAAGGCCCGTGAGGCATACGACTTACGAGCAAGGAAGCATCACGACAAGCGGCGTCGTGAAACGCCTAAATTTAACAGTGCCGCACTAATGAAAGGTATGAAATGCAAACATTAAAACAAGTAGTCAAAGAGTTAGCAAACAAGCGTCAGCACACCTTAGAAGCGGTAGGCGAAGTCATAGGACTAGCAGCTAAGGCAGGCGTTATTATCGCAGAGGCCAGAGCATCCGGCCAAGACATAGCCAAGCTATTAGATACAGCTGGCCTTACTGACGAACAAGGCAAGCGACTGGAAAGAGTTGCTGCACACCAACACAAGCTAAGCACAGGAGAGCCTAGTGTAGTTAGACAGGTCATGCTCTGGGCAGAGATGCTGCCAGATCCTATAACGACTAGCGTACCAAGTGAGCGCAAGCCGTTCATGTGGCCGCTGATTAAGGTTAGCCAATGGTTCGCCAACAGAAGCAAACACCAAACCTGGTCAAAAGAAACTAAGCAAGAGTTCATGCGATACGCTGAGCCAATCGCTATAAAGTACAGAGAGATTAAGGAGGCCGCTCTTGAGTAGGCAGACACAAAATCCCTTGAGTGGAGCATGGCAAAATCTCTTGAGTAGAGCACAGCTTTTTCTCTTGAGTAGAACGCGTCAAAATCTCTTGAGTAGGATTTTTTCTCCGACACAAGGAGTCTCCTTGAGTAGAAACATCGCGGTGGAAACGACT